AGTCAGAGCAGTTCCCTGGCGCAGATTATGGTGCTGCCAAGGCTCGCGCTGCCGCCTATCAGAATGCCGCGCAAGAGATCTACGGATGGGCAATCGCGTATGAGTGAAGAGAAACCTGCCGTCGTCTGCGTCGCCCAACAGCTCTCAACGGGCTGGGAATGCGAACGCTGCGGGCTGGCCTGGGATGAAGGCGACAAGGCGCCGGCGTGCCTGCCGATGACGTTCGCGCGTATGCGCGACGCCGCATTATCAGAAGCCGAGCGCATCGAGTCTTCGCAAGACGCCCTGGTGATGAACACACTGACATCGCCGCCGCTCCGCACCTATCGCTATCAGCCGCAGCTCAAACGGGCACAGGAACTGCGCGCTTGCGCCAAGCTGATCGATCGCGTCGTTGCCGATCGCGACATCCTCGATCGCCTCAAGGGCCGCAAGACGGAGAAAGCCGCATGAAGGGCAAATCAAGGCGCTGCAAGCACAAACGTCGTGTCAGGCGATTGCGAAAGAGACTGCGGAAGAATTCAAACGCATGAGACTCACACGCGCCAAGATCTATGCGCTGCTTGCCGACAATCTCGACGGCCTGACGGCGATCGAGATCGCCAAGGCGCTCGGCGCCAAACGCTGCACGGTCGCGGCAGCGCTCAATAAAGCGGTCGATTGCGGCCGCATCATCCGCAAATCGCCGCCGGCGACGATGATCCCATATCGCTATAGGCTGAAACCGCCAGCGGTAGCCAAAGACACCGAAGCCCGCAAGCAATATCCATTGCCGTCTGACTATCAGCCGGTCGTGCTGCCGCCGTCCTTGTACGATGCAGCCGAGCGGCAGGGATACGACATGCGCTGGTATGCGAAATCACGGCTCATTCCATCGGCAAATTTGATGATGATCGGTGACAAATCATGATCTCCGAAGCCGCCCTTGCCGATCTGAAAGCCCGCAATCCCTGCGATCAGGTCGCCGGCAAGTGGGTGACGTTGCGAAAGCACGGCAAGAAGCTGATCGGACCATGTCCAATCTGCTCGACGAATCGCACCTCGAGGAAAGCAACCAAGTTTGAATGCGATGCTGACGGTTTCGCGTGCGCAGGATGCAATCAGGGCGGAGACGTCATTAAATTGGTGCAGCTCGTCGAGCAGATCGACTTCAAGGCGGCGATCGACTGGCTCGGCGGCGCGCAAGAGATCGATCCGGTCACCGCCGCAGCGCGCGAGCAGGAACGTGCGGCCGCACGGCAAAAAACCGAACAGGCCAACAATCAATTCCGCGAACGCGAACGCGGGACCATCTATGAGATCTGGAAGCGCGCGGCCGACATGCCGATCGCGCCGGTCGAGGAGTACCTGCGCCTGAGGGGCCTGCAGCTCCCGCCAGGCTGCCGCCTGCGCTGTATTCCCGACATGCCCTACTATGCCAGCGGCTCACGCGACGCGGCCGTAGTGCACCGCGGACCGGCCATGCTGGCGCCGATCGTTGACGCTGAAGGCAAGTTCCGCGCGCTGCACACCACCTGGCTCGATCTTTCCCGACCGAACGGCAAGGCGCTGATCAAGGATCCGGAGACCGGCGACGCATTGCCGGCGAAAAAGGTCCGCGGCTCGAAGGCCGGCAATCGCATCGAGCTCGTGGCCGTCAAGGATCCTGTGCAGCTCTTCATTGGCGAAGGAATCGAGACCGTGCTGTCGGTTTGGCTGGCGCTCGAGCGCGCCGGCCGGGATCTCACGCGCACCGCATTCTGGTCGGCGGTTGATCTCGGGAACATGGGCGGACGGGCGGCTGAGACAGTGCCGCATCCAAGCCTCAAGACTGCAGGCGGCCGCGTGCAGCGCGTGCCCGGGCCTGCCCCGGATCCGGACTCGAGCGCGATCGCCATTCCCGAAAGCGTGACCGATCTAGTGCTCCTTGGCGACGGCGACAGCGATCGCTTCACTACGCAATGCGCGTTAGCCCGCGCCAGCGCCCGAATGGCAGCGTGAAGGGACGGCGGACCTGTGCCCCTCAGAGCCATTCGCGTCGCTTGGGCACCTGACGGCGCCGACTTCAACGACCTGGTGCGCGTACCAGGCGGTCTCGAACGTGCCGCTGCCATCATCGATGCCGCGGCGCCGGTCGAGCCTCCGGAGATCCCGCGCGCGGAGCGCGCCGCGAAAAAACCGGCGCGCCGCCAGGCGCGCACCGCTCGATCTTCCTCCTTTTCCGATGAGAGCAAAAACCCTCCCGCGGTGGCCGCGCCTTTTGTCGCGCCTGTTGGCGCAGAAGCGCTACGAAATAATAGTCAACCCTCCCAAATGGGAGGGTTTTCGAAAAGCAGTTCTGTCAGAAAGGACAGCGAAGGCGACCGGGACGAAGAGGATCCGGCCGAACTCAATCTGCGGTGTGCCCGCCGGCCGCTCACTGATCTCGGTAATGCCGAGCGCTTCGTCGAGCGCTACCGCGGCAAGTTCATGTGGTGTTCGGTCATCGGTTGGCTGGCGTGGGACGGCAAACGCTGGTCTCGCGACGGCGCCGGCAGTTTAGCGGAGGCTGCCGTGCATCGCACGATCCGCGCTATACAGGATGAGGCCGCCGCGATCGCCGAAAGCGATGACGATTTTGAAGTGAAACCGGCGACCAAAGCCAAGGAAGCCTGGATGTGGTCGGATGCGATCCGCCAATGGGGGCGCGATAGCGAGAGCGCTGGAAAATTGAACTGCATTGCCCGCGACAACCGCGAGCGACCAGGCTTGGCTGCGCCATATTTGACCATCCCAGTGCAAGCTCTCGATGCCGACCCGATGCGCATTAACGTGCTCAACGGGACGCTTACGGTGCGACGAAATAACGGCGATGGCGATTGCATTGAATTCGGCCCGCACCGCGCGTCCGATCTGATCACCAAGATTTGCCCTGTCGAATACAACCCTGACGCTGATTGCCCGCTCTATGACCGTTTTCTCAGCGAAGTGCAGCAAGACGCCATAATGCGTCGGTTTCTCCATCAGTGGGGCGGCATGTCGCTCACCGGCGAGATCGGCGAGCACAAGATGTGTTTTTGGTGGGGCAAGGGCCGCAACGGTAAATCCACTTTGCTCGAGGCTTGGGCGTTCGTCGCCGGCGGTTATGCCGGCAATACGCAGATCGAGACTTTCCTCGATCATGGCAGATCACAGAGCGGCGGACAGGCGACGCCTCAGCTGGCCAAGCTTCCTGGCGTGCGCATGCTGCGCACCTCGGAGCCTGACAAGGGCGCGAAGCTTGCGGAGGCGTTGATTAAGGCGGTCACCGGCGGCGACATGATCGACGCGCGCCATCTCAATCGCGAGTTCTTTTCCTTCGTGCCGCAGTTCAAGCTCACGATGTTCGGCAACTACCAACCGAAGATCATCGGCACGGATGATGGCATCTGGGCACGAGTCCGAATTGTGCCATGGATTGTCAAAATCCCGCAGGAACAGCGCGACCAGCTCCTACTTGAAAAGCTGAAGCGAGAAGGTTCCGGCATCTTCAATCGTCTCCTTGATGGTTTGCGGGATTGGGTCGAGAACGGTCTAATTTGGCCGGAGACGGTTACTGCAGCGACTGAAAAATATCGTGAGGATTCTGATCCGCTCGGCCGCTTTCTTGGCGTCTGCGTTTGCGCGGCTCCTGGCAAGCGTGTCCAATCGAGCGAGATGCACAAGCTGTTCAATGCCTGGGCGAAAGCGTCCGGCGCAACTGGCGCGCGCGAGTGGACCGCGACTGGACTCGGCCGCGCGCTCGCGGAGCGAGGCTACGTCTCGAAGCAATCAAACGTGATGTGGTGGCTCGACGTGGAACTGATCAAATCGGTGAATGACTTCGTCGACCACGATGGCAAACCGCTTCATTTGGCCGAGGCTGAGGACATGGCACACGATCAGGTTTTTGAATGAACGCTCCCAACCCTCCCATAATTGAGCAAATAGGCACTCCATAACCCGTTGAAATTGTTGGCGATGGGAGCGTTGCGTTTTTGGGAGGGTTTGTGCGTATGACGACTCAGGTAGCGCGCGCGCACATATGCGCGCACGAGAAATCAAGAGGACTAAACTATCCCAACTGTCCCATTTGTATCGTGAAGTTCTTTTGTTTCAAGTGCTTAAGTGTTGGGAGAGTTGGCTTGGGAGCGTTTCTGTTTGGGAGAGTTTGCAAAGATGGCTGCTAAAATGACCTCAGAGGTTATTCGATCCGCTCTTCGCTCGATTTTGGAGGTCGAGCCAGATCTCTGTGAGCACGGTTACCGCGGCGGCTTCAAAGCGAATTCGCGAGTGCATCCGCCTCTCGAGCAATTTGAGGCATCGCGTGCCGAATTGCTTGCCGGCGGCCACGAGCATCAGTTTCAGGCGGCAATTTCCTATCTCGATCTAGTTCCGCCATCGCGCGTGAAAAGGATCAAGCAGCGCAATAGTTACAATTTGAAGCATCTAGCGGAGAGTTGGTCGCGGAGTTCAAATAATCCAAACCGAGATACGGCTTATGTTAGCAATGGCGTTTTCATCCTGGCGGCGCTCTACCGTGGATTTCTCGTTGAGCCGATTTCACACTCGCTGAATGCGATGGTCGGCAAATCCGGCATTGCCTTTGATTGGCCTCTGCCGGAGTTGGTCGGATTGCCGCATGGTCCGCAAATCTATTTCATCACGGCGGGCGATGGATTGGTGAAGATCGGCTTCAGCATCGATGTCGAAAAACGCATTCGTTCGTTGGCAACCGGATCGTCTGCAGAACTGCAGATCCTGCTCACCATTAACGGCACGCGCTCCGACGAGAAAGCGCTGCATCAATCCTTTAAGGCCGACCGCGTCCGGCGCGAATGGTTTCGGCTTTCGCCTGCAATCCAGGCCTTCATCGCCAAGCACAAGACCGACCCGCCCTAAAGCGAAGTCGGTGGCAACTTGCCACCAACTTGCCGATGCGTGGGCGTTCGTCCGAAAAGCGAAGACCAAGAAGGAAACGGCGAATGAGCGAAGCAAAGAAACCAGCAGCGATGGTGGAGATCCATCCGGGTTCGCCTGAGTGGCAGGCTTGGCTCAAGCATCATCGTGGCACCAAGACCGAGACGCGCATGCTGCTCTGCCTCGGCGGCAAGACCAAAACGGGTGAGATCATTCCGCCGCGGCCATGGCTCGCCCGTGCGAAATTTCCGCCTGATGCTCCTAAACCTGAAAACGTGCGGCGAAGCGTTGTGAAAATCTCGCCTGCCTCAAAGCCGGTTGAGCGAGCGTCGGTTCCGGAGGGCAAGATTGATGAGGTTGCCGCGCGCTTGGACGCTGCGGCGGCGCGCAACGCCTCTGACGCCGATCAGAGACGCAAACGCAACAAACAAATACGCCATGCCGAGAAGACGCTGGACAAGGCGCTCGCCGACGTCGTCGAACGCCGTGTGCCTTACGTCAACGGCCGCGATGATCTTGGCGTGCATTACGTTCCTGATCCGCATTCCGCCAACGGCGAAGTCCGCGCCAAAATAGTCAATCTGCGTGATGACCCGGTCGGACAGATGGCGCAGCGTGGCCAACTCGGCGACGCAGCGCAAACGATGTCGCGCTTGCGGGCCGCGCGTCTCTGGCAAGGTTTTTACGAACGCGCGGAGATCGGTTACGCCAGCGGCATCGATCCCACGGCGCCTGTGATCGATTGTGGTCACCTGCCGATGCAAGACACTGATGCGCGGCTGGCGGCGCAGGACAGGCTCAATCAGATCCGCCAGGCACTTGGCATCGTCGGCGATCGGATTGTTACCTGGGTGCTCGGTGATAAATATAGCCTCGGCAAGGTGCTGGTGCTACTGGGCCGCGTCGGTCGCATCGAGCAGAAGGCGCTTGGCTCTCGTTTCCGCGAATGTCTCGATACGATCGCCGTTGAGCTCGGCATCAGCGCCGAAGCCAAAGGCGCTCGCGGACCGCAGCGTCGGCGTGACGTATTCGACGAAGCGGCGCGCTATGCCTGGAGCCCGCAGCTGCATCGCGCCATACTTGCGGCAAAATCGCGGCCTTGACATGGGGTACCCATCAAGGGCAGTAAATCACCACACCGACTTTTGCGATTCGGACGCGCCTCGGAAGAACCACTTCCGGGGCGCAGTGTTGTCAAATCCCACGAATTCAGGCTAGAATCCGCCGGTTCCCCCGTCACAAGGAGGCGGCAAGTGGGGTTGTGGCGTTGGCTCTTCGGTCTTGCCCGTAACCGCGGCGTGGTCGTCGGCGACGGGCGCTTTGACCTTCGCATTGTCGGAACCGCGTTCCACCAAGCCACGTTGGATCGATTGGGCGGCCGCCGCAGCAGCGACGGCTTTCATCGTCGCTGCGCGGCGCTGCTGGCGCGCGATCCGAACAATGCGCACGATCGTCGCGCGGTCGCTGTGATCATTCACGGTGAGCCGGTCGGGCATCTCGACCGCGAACAAGCACGCGATTTCCTCGTTGCTCTCGAGCATGCCGGCTTTGCCGACGCGGCGTGCGAAGCTGAGATCGTCGGCGGATGGCTGCGCAATGCAGATGATTGGGGCTACGTCGGCGTTCGCCTCAACGCCTGCCTGCCCTTCAAGCTCATAGCCGCAGATCGATATGAAAAAACGCAGCCAAAAAGCGCGCGGCAAAAAGACCATCAAGCCAAGGGCGAAGCGTCGCGCCAAGCCGCGCCGATCCGATCAAGCCAGCAACGTATTGGCCGAGGCTGAAAAGCTTGCCGTCCTGCTCGCCAACGCGCCGTCGACGGCGGACTTCCCCGTGCCACCGCCGATGTTCCTGACCGGCCCGCTGCTCGCCGCCGCGGCGCGGGTCTGGAAAGACGCCAGCGCACACCTCGAGAAGCTCAACCTCTTGTCATCGACCGATGGCTGGATGCTTGCGGCGTTCTGCGTTTACGTCGCTGAATTCGTTCAAGCCAACGAAGAGGTGATGGCGAAAGGCTACTCGGTCGAGGTCAGGACGATCTCGGGCGATAAGATGCCGCGCACCAATCCCGCCGTCAGTCGCCGCGACGACGCTTTCAAATATATGGCCGAGCTGTCCAAGTGCTTTGGCTTCACGCCTCGGCATATGTACGAACTGACGAAGCTGCAGAAGGGCAGCGACGGTCCCTTGTTCGACATACGGCCAGCGCCGCAGGTTGCGGAAGCAGAGCAGATCGATCCAGCCACGGCCAAATGGAACCGCCTGCTTGATGATCCTTTGTCTACGCCGCCCAAGCCGAACTGATGCGAGTCGCCAAACCTGGCGTAAAGCTCGCCAACATCCAATCTGTCCGCTCGCCTCCGAAACGCGCTGACGAATTCTATTTATCGCCAGAATGGCGGGACTTCAGGCGGCAAGTCTTTCGTGAACGCGGCCGACGCTGTGGCGATCCTTTTTGCGCGGCGCCTGACGCGCCGGGCCTGCGCTACCTCGATCACATCAAGGAACGCAAGGACGGCGGCGCCGACTTCGATCGCGCCAACGTTATGATCCGCTGCCCGGCTTGCAACGGCCGCAAGACCGAAGCCGAACGCGCGCGCCGGACTGCCGAAGCCGCGAGGGGGTAGGGGGTGGCGGGTTTAATCATCGCGTGCGGCGCCCCAGGAACCCGGTTGCTTCTCACGGGGAGATTTTTTCACTCCGAAAATTCCTGGAATTATTTTTTTTGAGAAGGTCTGCGAGGGCCTATGGCTTGGGACTTCTCCTGCATCGATTGGGAAGACCGCATCACGGATGGCCGTTCGCTCATTCCTAAGCTCGCGCTCGATGAAAAGATCGCAAACCGCGCGCTCGGGGTTTTCAATTCGCTGAAGCTTCCAGACGTGCCCGGCACGCCGGCGCTCGAGGACGCCAGCGGCGAATGGTTTCGCGACGTCGTTGCGGCGTTGTTCGGGTCCCTGGAAAACGGCGCGCGCATGGTGCGCGAGCTTTTCCTGATGATCCCCAAGAAGAACAGCAAGACCACCAACGGTGCGGCGCTTATGCTCGTCGCGCTGATGATGAACCGCCGCCCGCGAGCGGAATTTCTGCTTATCGGTCCGACGCAAGCGATCTCGGAGCTGGCATTCAACCAGGCGGTCGGCATGATCGCTACCGATCCTGAGTTGTCGCGGCTCTTCAAGATCCAGGATCACATCAAAAAAATCACCTATCGCGGCAGCGTCGTTTCATCGCTGCAGATCAAGACCTTCGACGCTTCGGTGCTCACCGGCGTCAAGCCGGTCGGCGTGCTGATCGATGAGCTGCATGAGCTCGGCAAGATTTCCGGCGCTGCCAACGTGATCCGGCAGATCCGTGGCGGCCTGTTGCCGTTCCCGGAGGCCTTTCTGGTATTCATCACGACGCAATCGGACAAACCGCCGGCCGGCGCGTTCAAGGCTGAACTGCTCAAGGCGCGAAAGATCCGCGACGGCAAGATTCCGGCGCGCGGTATGTTGCCGGTGCTCTACGAATTTCCCAGGGCCCTGATCGACAACGGCGCCTGGCGCGACCTCACGGGGAGATTTTTTTGCTCTGAAAAATCCTGAAATTATTTTTTTTGAGAAGGTCTGCGAGGGCCTATGGCTTGGGACTTCTCCTGCATCGATTGGGAAGACCGCATCACGGATGGCCGATCGCTCGTTCCGCATCTGCCGCTCGATGAAAAGCTGGCGATCAGGGCGATCGAGGTCTTCAACTCGCTGAAGCTTCCCGACGTGCCCGGCACGCCGGCGCTCGAGCAGGCCAGCGGCGAATGGTTCCGCGAAATTCTGACGGCGCTATTCGGATCGATTGTCGACAGCGCGCGCCTGGTACGCGAGCTGTTCCTGATGATCCCGAAAAAGAACTCGAAGACGACCAACGGCGCGGCGATGATGCTGACCGCGCAGATGATGAACCGCCGACCACGGGCTGAGTTTCTGTTGATCGGTCCGACGCAGGCGATCTCGGAGCTGGCGTTCAACCAGGCCGTCGGGATGATCGGCGCCGACGCCGAGCTGTCTCGGCGGTTCAGGATCCAGGAGCACGTCAAGAAGATCACCTATCGCGGCAGCGTCGTTTCATCGCTGCAGATCAAGACGTTCGACGCCTCGGTGCTGACCGGCGTCAAGCCGGTCGGCGTGCTGATCGATGAGCTGCATGAGCTCGGCAAAATCTCCGGCGCTGCCAACGTGATCCGGCAGATCCGTGGCGGCCTGTTGCCGTTCCCCGAGGCCTTTCTGGCGTTCATCACCACGCAGTCCGACAAGCCGCCGGCGGGCGCATTCAAGGCCGAGCTGCTCAAGGCCCGCAAGATCCGCGATGGGAAGATCCCGGCGCGCGGCATGCTGCCGGTGCTTTACGAGTTTCCCCGGGTGCTGATCGACAATGGCGCCTGGCGCGATCCGACCAATTGGCCGATGGTCAATCCGAACGTCGGCCGCTCGATCACGGTGCCGCGGCTGATCGAGGATTACGAGACCGCGCTCGAGACCGGCGACGAGGAATTGCGCGGCTGGGCCTCTCAGCATCTCGACATAGAAATCGGCCTGGCGCTGCATACCGACCGCTGGGCCGGCGCCGATTATTGGGAGGCCTGCGGCGATCCGACCCTGACGTTCGAGTCCTTGATCGAACGATCCGATGTGATCGTGGTCGGGATCGACGGCGGTGGCCTCGATGATCTACTCGGCACCATCGTGCTCGGCCGTGATGCCGAAACGCAGGATTGGCTGGTGTGGGCGAAGGCGTGGGCCCATCGCTCGGTATTTGACCGGCGCAAATCCGACGTCGCGCCGCGGCTTCTGGATTTCCAGAAGGACGGCGATCTTGTCATCGTCAAGGAGGTCGGCGACGACGTTGCCGAGCTCGGCGACCTGGTCGAAAAGATCTGGCTGACCGGCAAGATGCCGGAAGAGCATTCGATCGGCGTCGATCAATATTGCATCAGCGCCATCGTCGAAGAGATTGCTCGCCGCGACATCGATACCGAGAAAGCTTTCGTCGGCGTGCCGCAGGGCTGGAAGCTTACCGGTGCCATCACGACGACGGCACGCCAGCTCGCCGGCAAGAAGCTTGTCCACGCCGCCCAGCCGCTGATGGCCTGGTGTGTCGGCAACGCCAAAGTCGAGCCGAAAGGCAACGCCATCACCATCACCAAGCAGGCGGCGGGAACGGCGAAGATCGATCCCCTGATGGCGCTGTTCGATGCCGCCGTGGTGATCGGAATGAATCCGACGGCCACGTCGAGCATCTATGACCGCGAGCCCGGCCGCAGCTTCCTGGTGGTGTAGATGGGCCTGATCTCGCGCATTCGCGCTGCCGGCGCCGCTCTGGTCGCCAAGGATGCCGGCGCCGCGTCCGGCGTGAGCGCGAGCCAAGGCGGCGGCGGCTGGCTGCCGACGCTCGGTTCGACGCCATCCGCAACAGGACTGTTGATCAGCCAGGGCACGGCGATGGCCGTGTCGGCAGTCTATGCCTGCGTCACTATCCGTTCCCAGGACGTGGCGCGCTGCACGCCGCGGCTGTTCAAGGAAAAGAAAAGCGGATCGCGCGAGCGTATTTTTGAGCACGATGTCGTCGAGCTATTCAAGAAGCCGAACGAGCAGCAGACGTGGTTCGAGTTCATCGAACAGACAATGTCGGGCTATTTGCTGCGCGGCAACGGCTACGCGGCGAAGAAGGGCATCACCAAGCGCGGCCAGGTCGAAGAGCTAATCCCGGTCAATCCAGACGCCGTGCTGGTGATGGAGTCCTGGGACGGTCAGATCTTCTACAACGTCAACAGGCTTGGGCTCTGGCAGATCGCGATGCTGCGGGAATTCCCGCCGACGCTCGCGTCCGAGGATATGTTCCACCTGCGCGGGCTATCGTTCAATGCGCTGGTTGGTCTCTCGACGATCGGCAATGCGCGCGATGCGATCGGCGTCGCCATGGGGTTGGAGCAACAAGCAGCGCGCTGGATGAAAAACGGCGCTCGGCCGTCGATGATCTTGGAGTCGAAGAAGCCGCTGCAGAAGCAAACTGCGGAACGCCTGAAACAGCAATTCGACGAACTTAAATCCGGTCTCGAAAACACCGGGCAGACCGTGGTGCTCGAGGACGGCATCGAAGCAAAGCCGTTGCAACTCACATCGGTCGATGTAGAGTTCATGGCGCAGCGGAATTTCTCGGTGGCGGACATCGCGCGGTTCTATCGCGTGCCGCCGTTCAAGCTCGGCGCGACAGAACTTCGCGGCATCGACATCGAGGCGATCACCAACGATTACGTGACGTCGGCGATCATGCCCGATCTGCATCGGCTCGAGCAGCGCATCGAGCAGAGCTTCGATCTGACGTCTCAAGACATCAAAGTCAGTTTCGATGAGCGCATTTTGTTGCGCAGCGACGCCAAGACGCGGTTCGCAAACAATCGCATCGCGCTCGGCGGCGCGGCCTGGGCGGCAGTGAACGAGGTTCGCGCCGGCGAGCAATTACCGCCGGTCGAGGAACTCCCGGAAGGGCCGGGCTGGCAGATCAATCAGCCGGTCAATCTCGCGGCGATCGGTTCGGATCGTACCGGCACCGCGCCTGATGGCGCCGGCCGTCCGGAAGACGGTCGCATGCCGGAGCCGGGCGTGGCGTCGCCAAAACCGAACGGCGCAGCGCATTAAGATGTCGGCGGGTCACCATGCGCACCGGAACAATGTTCCGGCAATCGACGATGCGTTCTTTGCTCGCATCAAACTTTTGGTCGACACTTGTCGCATCGATCGCGACCACACCATTCCATGGCTCGCCAATCGCTCGATCGACGGCCGCGGCGTCTATATCGATGTGAGTGTGCCGACGATCCTGCCGAAGACGCAGATCAACACAGGATTGACGTTGCCCTATCACGAGCTCGGCGAATGGCTCGGGATGAACGAGGGCAAGGAGTATAACGAAGCGCACCAAAGCTGCGGCAATCCTTGCGAGAAACGCCGCGTTGAAGAGCTCGGCGGCGACTGGCAAGCGTACCAAGAAGAAATGCAAGCCTATGTCCGCGAAGTCGACGACGAGGCGATGACCAGAGTCCCCGCCGATATCGACAAGCGGGTGTTTATTGATGACGACGATAAGGCGGCACTGGAAGCGATCATTGCTGACAACCAGGGAAACCCGCCGGTCAACTCAGCGGAGGATGATCTTGCTGGCGATGCGGACGAGATAATTCTCGGCGTCTATGTTGGAAGTGCTAAGGCGTGCCGACCGGCTAAAAACCTCGGCTTCGAATGTTTGAATGTGTTTGATGTCCCGTGGTGTAAGACCGATGGTTGCGTTCATATCCCTATTATGGCGACCGACAAATCCGTCGATCCTGTGGCTCTCGCTAAGGCCGTCGATCAAATAGAAGCATGGGACGCTGCCGGAAAGACTTTATTGGTCCACTGTCGTAAGGGCATCGAGCGAGCTCCGCTGGTCGTGGCCGTTTGGTTGAGTGAGCATCGGGGTCTTTCTCTGGACGAGGCCTTCGATCTTGTTGCCGCTGGTCGCCCGCAGATTGAAGACCGCCGCGACTGGCTTACGAAGAAGGGGCCTCGGATGCAGCTCAAATACGTCTCCGGCAGCGTGCTGGCGGACAATATGCTTGGCGAGCGGCAGATCCGCGTGATCGCCTCCGATCCGACTGTCGATCGGGTCAAGGACATCATGGTGCCGGAAGGGTGCGTGCTCGACAGCTACAAGGCCAATCCGATTGTGCTATTCAATCACGATCCGTCAGCGCCGATCGGCAATGCTGCGGTCGCCGTGCAGAACGGTCGCGTCGAGGCGCTGATCGATTTCGCCCCGAAGGGCATCTCCACCAAGGCCGATGAGATCTGTGCGCTCTACAAGACCGGCGTGCTGCGCGCCGTCTCAGTCGGGTTCCAGCCGATCGAATACGAGCAGATCAAAGACGGCGGCGTGCGTTACAACAAATGGGCGCTGATGGAATTGTCCGGCGTCAGCGTGCCGGCAAATTCCAACGCCGTAACCATCGAGCGATCCATGGCAACGTCAACCAAAGCTGCATCGTGGAAAGTCGGAGCTTCGCGCAACCTGCCGATCGACAAGGATTCGTCCTGGGACGGCCCGGCGGCGGAAAAGAG